CTTCTGTCTCTATGGTTCCTTACTACATGGCTTTGACGCACGTTCAGTTTCTTGAACAAATGCTTGTCGGTCAGCAGCCTTTGAGGTATAATCGTCATAGTAATAAATTATATTTGGATATGGATTGGGACCGTTTAGACACTGGTAACTATTTAATCGTAGAAGCTTATGAAGTTGTTGACCCAGACACTTATACTGATGCTTGGTCAGACCGTTGGTTGCTTCGTTATGCTGCTTGTCTCATCAAACAACAGTGGGGTCAAAACCTTAAAAAGTTCGAAGGTATGAAGATGCCTGGCGGTCTAGTTTTTAACGGACAAAAGATTTACGACGAAGCTACGGCTGAAAGAATGGAACTTGAAAAAGAAATGATTTACAGCTACAGCTTACCTGTAACGGATATGATAGGTTAATGGCAACAAATTTCTTTTTCAACAATTTTCAATCTTCACAAGAACAACTTTTGTTGGAGAACTTGATCATTGAAGCCATAAAGATCTATGGCGAGGATATGTATTATATTCCTCGCAAATTGAATAATTACGACGACGTGTATGGCGCTGACGATCAATCAAGCTATGAAATTGCATACCCTATAGAAATTTACATTAAGTCTGTTGATGGATTTCAAGGCGACGGAGATTTTCTTTCTAAATTTGGTTTGGAAATTAGGAATAGAGTTGTGTTTTCAGTAGCACAACGTAGGTTTAACGAAGATATCGGAGAATATACTACTCAAGTTCGCCCGAACGAAGGCGATCTCATTTATTTTCCTTTGAACAAAAAGTGTTTCCAAATTAAATACGTTAACAAATTTGAAATGTTCTATCAGCTTGGTGCATTGCAAACTTGGGAAATGACTTGCGAATTGTTCGAATATTCTGGCGAAACCCTTAATACAGGTATACCAGAAATTGATTCACTTCAGAAAAATTATAGTACAAATATTTTGGACTGGACTGTTGATACAGAAGATGGTTTGTTCTTAATGACGGAAGATGGAGATTATTTGGTTCTAGAAAATTCAACACTAGATCGCATACCTGCTTCTGAAAACGATGAAATTCAAAGGGAATCAGATTTATTTGTTGATTGGTCTAAAGTTGATCCATTTAGCGAAAGAAATATCTAATGTTCGGTCAAACATTCTATTTTAGCACAATAAGAAAATATGTGATTTTGGTTGGAACATTATTCAACGACATTCATATTACTCGCACTGATAAAAATGGTAATTTGACTTCTTTAATGAAAGTGCCTATCACTTACGGTCCTAAAGACAAAATGTTGGCTCGTGTTATTCAAGATCCCGCGATCGATCGCCCGAGCGCGACAGCACCGCTACCTTTGATATCTTTCGAAATGGGTCAAATCACGTACGATGGTTCAAGAAAACTTCATACTGTTGGTAGATCTTCAGTTAAAAATTCTACATTAGCAGATAAGTTCAATTATCAGTATAACCCAGTGCCTTATAATTTTAATTTTAAAGTGTACATTTACGCCAAAAATGCTGAAGATGGAACTAAAATTGTAGAACAAGCGTTACCATTCTTTACACCTGATTGGACAACTACAGTTAAATTGATACCTGAAATGGACATCATTATGGACATTCCAGTTATATTGAATCGTATCGACTATTCAGATAATTACGACGATGCATTTGATAAGCGCAGGGCTATTATTTGGACTTTAGATTTAACGCTCAAAGGCTACATTTATGGTCCAGTTAAGAAGGGTGGTATCATCAAGTTTATGAATCTCGACTTCTATATACCTTCTGTACCAGACGGTAAACTAGCTGATGCTGTTGGTTCAACTCCAATCGCTGAAAAAGTTACTGTACAACCAGGACTAACAGCAAACGGCGAACCTGTAAACTATTATGGTAGTTCTAACAATACTCCATTTACATTACCTTACAACGAGATTGAAGCTTCTGACGACTTTGGATTTATAACCAAAGTATACAACACTGACGAGATATAATGACTGACAACGCAAACAATGACCCAATAGGTAAAGCTTTAGGTATAACACCTATTAGCAACACTGTGAAAACTATGATTGAAGAAGCTCACAACGATAGTGCAGCTATAGATTTTGAAACTGCTCGAGCGAACGTTTTGAATATTATTGAAAACGGTCAAGATTCAATAGATAAACTATCACAAATTGCTAGTAGTTCTCAACACCCAAGAGCTTTCGAAGTTTTAGCGAAACTTATGGATACGGTTTTGAATGCTAATAGAGATTTAATGAATTTGCAAACTAAGATACGCGAAATCAACAATATTGATTCTCCTGTAAATGGCAATGCAAAAAATATAACCAACAACTTATTTGTAGGCAGCACAGCTGAGTTACAAAAAGTATTGAAAGATATGAAGAATGGAACAGGTTCCGAATCTTAATAATTTAAAAGGTTACAACGGTAACGCTAACCTTAAAAGATCAAATCAATCCATCGAGTGGTCTCCTGAATACGTTAAAGAATACATCAAGTGTTCTCAAGACGTAGTATATTTTACAGAAACATATATGAAGATCATCACCCTTGATGAAGGTCTTCAAAATTTCAAACTGTACGATTACCAGAAGCAAATGCTTCGTAATTTCGCTAACAATCGTTTCAATATTGTTACAACTGCTCGTCAGGCTGGTAAATCTACAACAACTTGCGCTTTCATTCTTTGGTACATTATATTTAATCCTGAAAAGACCGTAGCCTTACTCGCTAACAAAGGAGACACAGCTCAGGAAATCCTTGGTCGTATTCAATTGGCATACCAATATTTGCCAAAATGGTTACAGCAAGGCGTTAAAGAGTGGAACAAACGTTCTATGGAACTTGAAAATAACAGTCGTGTTATCGCTTCTGCTACAAGCTCTGACGCTATTCGTGGTTACACCATCAACCTTCTGTTTATTGACGAAGCAGCATTCATTGAAAACTGGGATGCGTTTTTCACTTCAGTTTATCCTACTATTTCATCTGGTAAAGAATCTAAAATTATTCTTGTTTCTACGCCGAACGGTTTGAACCATTTCTATAAAACTTGGATCAATGCTGTTGAAGGTAAAAACAATTACGCTTATATCAGGGTGCATTGGACAGACGTACCTAATCGTGGAGAAAATTGGAAAAGAGAAACTCTTTCTGGTATGAATTTTGACCTTGAAAAGTTCGCTCAGGAACACGAGTGCGAATTTTTGGGTTCATCTGGCACGCTTATTGCTGGTTGGAAATTGAAAGAACTTGTACCTCAAGCACCTATTTTAGAAAAAGAAGGTTTGATTCAATACGGTGCGCCAGTAAAAGACCGTGTTTATATGATGGTTTGTGACGTTTCAAGAGGTAAGGGATTAGACTATTCTGCTTTCCAACTTGTTGATGTTACACAAATGCCTTATCAACAAGTGGCTTTATATAGGAATAATGCTGTAACGCCTGTTGACTACGCTGAAGTAATTCACAGAGTTGCCAAAGCTTACAACAACGCTTCTGTCTTAGTTGAAATTAACGATATTGGCGAACAAGTTTCACACACACTTCATTATGACTTCAGCTACGACAATGTTTTGTTTACTGAAAACGCTGGTAGAAGCGGTAAACGTGTTACAAGTGGCTTCGGCGGAAATAATATAGATAAGGGTATAAGAACAACAAAAGTGGTTAAATCTATCGGTTGTTCATTATTAAAACTTTTGATTGAGCAAAATCAATTAATTATTAACGATTTTCATACTATTAGAGAACTATCAACGTTTTCTAAAAAAGGTACAAGCTATGAGGCTGAACCTGGAAATCACGACGACTTGGTAATGTGTTTGGTGCTTTTTGGTTGGTTATCAGAACAACAATATTTTAAAGATTATACAAATATTAACACGTTGCACGCATTGAGAGATAAAACTGAAGAAGATATAGAGCAGGACTTAGCGCCATTTGGCTTCGTTTTTGATGGTAGAGACGAAACTATGGCGAACGAATCTTATGAAAGATTTGTGCCGAATGAATGGATGTGGAATCAAAAAGACTTCTAAGAAACCATTTATAATAAATAATAAAAAATAATCAATGCGTTCTCGTAAAAAGGAGATATAAAAATGGCATTTCAACTAAGTCCAGGCGTTAACGTTACCGAAATTGATCTTACAACCGTTGTGCCTGCAGTCGCCACTTCAGATGGCGCTATGGGTGGCGTATTTCGTTGGGGTCCTGTTGGTCAAAGAGTCCTAATTGATTCTGAAAATCAGTTAGTTGCTCGTTTCGCGAAACCAAGTAATTTGAACGCAGAAACATTTTTCACTGCAGCTAACTTCCTTTCTTATGCAAACCGTTTGTACGTTTCTCGTGCTGCTAATACTACAGGCGCAACTCCTGTCGTAACTGCTTACTTAAACCGTTACATTGGCGAAATTAGCTCAAATAACAGCGGTACATCAAGTTACAACAACACCGACGTTATTACAATCGTTTCTAATACTGCTGGTGGTAATGCTACTGCTACTTTGACAACAAACTCAACTGGCGGTATCTCTAATGTTACTTTGGTTAGCGGTGGTTTTGGTTTCTTAACTGCTTCTCCAACTATCGTAGTAAGTAATTCAACTGGCGGCAATTCAGGCGGTGGTGGTGCAAATATTTCAGTAACAGTTGCTGATTCTTC